GCTCCCTCGTGGGCGCAGTTAGGCCCACCAACACCCTAGTAGGGTGTTGTCCACCTCGGCTTGATGCTAACGGCACGAGGACGTCCCGATCTTACGAGATGGTCTTCGTCAGCAATAGGCTCATTGCCGCGGATAGAAAACCACTTGAGCAAAGCCGGCACTCCGTCCACGGGATTAACCGGGGACTTGGCTTGCACAACCATCGCCTTGACAAGAGGACGGTGGAGGTGGTCGCACGATCTCTCGATGTCATATCCGAGAAAGGAGTTTCGACCTAGCGCAGGAGATTCTGGTGTGACAGCCGGGAAGGGTATTAGCCCTCCTAGCAAATCATCCAGGTGTCTTGCGCTCCGCCACATACCAGCGAAGTACAACTGGTTACGCAGCGAAACACTAGCAATAATCTCACCGTGATCGGTTCGACGGGTTGGGAGCATACTTCGGAGTCGGACAATAGATACGTCCTCACCGTCGTAGTAATCCTTCCCACAAGACTCTCTGAACTTTCCAGTCCAGAAACTCTTGTCCACGTTCACTTTCAGCCCAAAAGCTTCGAGTAGCGTGACCGTCGGTTGCACAAATTCCACGGGGACAATAATGTCATCCCCGTAGACGCGTACCGAACCCACAAACGATTCAACAAGTTTGCGGGTCACCGGGCGATTGAGCTTCAACCCGATCCCCATAAAAACGATGGTCAGAAAGACCATCGACTCTACAGGAAAGGTCAAAGCTGAACCCATAGACGCGAACTTAGCCAGGCGAATTACGCCATGACCAGGCACATCAGCCTTCCGGGATCTGCTTCCGTCAACCGCACTTGCAAGGCGCGGGTGAAAGGTGAGTAAGGCCCGTACGAGCTGATTCGAGACACGGTCGGAGGCTTCGCTCAGATCGAGCGTCGCCAGGGAACCAGTAAGGCTTCCCATCTGAGCCAGTTGCTGATTAGGCTTCTGACTTTGCCAGCCGACTAGTGACGAGAGGGTGTCATCTCTCTCAATCTCACTCGTTATAGCGTCCTTCAGCCCCTGCTGCACGAACATCATGCAGGTCGGTTCGATGGCGATAATACGAGGTGTCTTCTGCGTTTTAGGGACGGATACCACCCTAACGGGTAGTTCGTCCTCAGGTTCGAGAATGGTCACGTTCTGGAGGTGATCGAAATGCCTCCAGCTGGGAATCAAGGCTCTATCGAAGGATAGGCCATCTTCCAGTCGGCCATGCCAAACTGACAGATTCCACTTGGCGTTTCCGCTGAGTTTGTCTGCAGTTGCGCCTGGTCCGTGTTTGGGGATAATGTCATCCGCATCAACAAGCATGCCGACGCGGCTGAACACTTTTCCGAACACGTGGTCGGCGGTCCTAGCAAATGTTTCATAAAGATCGCTAGGGACACGTCGATCAGAAACGCGAACATCCTTCTCACACTCAACAAACCCATCTATCGCAGCGGCCTCCCGTTTGTTTGTACACGGAAGGTTTATCTTGGCAAACATCAGCGTGAGCTGACGTACAGCCCAGATTGCTGTAATATCCGGATCGTCGAGCAATCGACCCGATTTCCGGTCGAAGATGCGGTCAAGGAAACCTCCCATAAAACGGGGGAGACCGCCAGTCCGTGAAAATCCAACGAACTGGTCGTGACCGACAAAGCCTTGGTCGAGACTTTTTTGGAAGTCTTTACCGAAGCCTGCCAGGGTTATCGTGAGAAACGACAGCCCCTCATCTTCAACACGACTCGCGATAGTTTTATAGTCGCGAGTGGTACTTGTGCCGCACCAGTCCTCCAGGTCTTGGAGGACAGACTGCAGGAACAACATAAGGCTTTTCACTGCTTCCTCCTAGTAATTGGGGGTGAGCAGATCCATAGCCAAGTGTTGTACAGACGTTGTAAGACCAACCGAGCGCGCTCGCCAGCATTGCACCGTCCCACCCGCTAGGGTGAGTTGGTGTCCGCCCACCCACCCCTTCGCGGGTTGGGGAGCGGAACGATGCTACCGACGAGCGCGCCCGATCAGCGTCTCACCTGGAGTCTCCAGATGAGCGTCAGTTCTCACCACCCAACCACTTGGTGATGAGAGCACCCGTCGACGCGTTGAGCTGAGCAATGAAGCCGTCGATGACGGCCTTCTGCTCAGCGACCGTGTAGCCCACCTTGGGCACGTCCGCCACGACATAGAAAGTCATGGAGTAGGGCGTGTTCTGGGCAGGGAACAGCGGGTCAGCTGCGTACTTCGAGTGAGTGATCCGGAAGGTGCGTCGCGTCCTCTTCCCGTAGGAATGGGACACGCGCTCCACCACGGACAGGTCGTCGTTGTTGTAGACGGCCGAGTCCGCAGAGCTGCTAGTTCTCGCGAGAGACTTGGCAACTCCCGAGATCGTAACTGACTGAGGGTCTGTGAACACGAGGCATTGTCCTTGCAGTATAGAAGGGCTCGAACTGCCTTGTGACAATCCGAGTATAGCCTTTAGCCCGTATTTGGGGCTAACCTGGTGACTTAGAAAGACCAAGAGCCGCCAGGATGGCGTTTTGCCGAGCTGTAAAACTACTCGGGTTAACACCGAACCCAAATGGTGATGCCTTACGACGTTCCTTGGTGTGAATACGCCAGATCGCCGTAGGTGACACGGTTTTACCGCCCTTAAGAACAGGGTAGTAGCTGTTGGTGGTTATCGAATGGTCCGATATGTTCTCGGTCATCAAATAACCCCATGCCATCACCAAACCATCTGAAGCTAGCGCTGAAGCATTAGCGATGTTATTGCCGATGTTCCAGTGCCAGTCAGACAGCCAACTCCATGGAGCAAGGTTCCACAGCACTTCCGGTGTTATCTGGAAGCCAGTGAGGTATTGAGCCTCTTGCGCCAGTCTCGCCAACTCGCCGGACAGTGTATCATCGTCCGACAAATGGTAAGTAAAGGCGCCCGTAAACCAAGTACGACGAGTCGTCGTCAAGGTCCGGGTGAAACCTCCATATCGCTCATACGACGTGCGAAACATGTCATTGGCCGACGAAGAACTAGAAATTGCCGACCAGTAACCACCGGAGTATCCAGAAAGGACCTCCGATGTGCGCGTCGTAGGAAAGGAGAACGAACGGCGGATTAGCTTGCCGCTGTCGCGCCTCAGCTGGGCCAGCTTCGTTTGTGCTGAAGCTGCCATGCTAATGAGGTTGTTGTACTCTTGCAAGAGTGGGCGAAGCCCAAACTCCCAAGCTAGGTACTCTTTACTGGCAGTCTTTCCACCAGCAGAGAGCCCTTTGCCTAGTGCGGCGTGCTTTGCTAGTTCGGCTCCCAAACGTGGGAAGCCTTCCCGGCGCAGCTCGGCGAGAGTTACCGCGACATCCATCAGGGGGTGTGTGGGGATACAGGCCTTAACAGCCTTAGGACCTTCATAGGAGGAGTTCATGCCTCCCTGGGGCCCGTTTAAGTATGTCCCACCAGTGTACGTGGGGTCCGGATAAATAGGACCCTTGTACCGATACGGGTAGCCGTAGGTTGTCCATTGGACGTCCAGCGACTGCGGAAGAATTAACCGCTTCGAGGTTGTTTTGAACTCGTGGCCCGTGTCGTCGATGGTTCGGGGTGCCCTACGGTATTCCTCAGACATCTGACCAAACACGTCAGACTGAGTCTGAGAAGCCAATAAAGCACGTTCGTCATCATCGAGCATCCCTGATGTACGTTGTACAGTTCTATAACTGTACGTCTCCTGTGACGAAGCCATCACACCTTGCAGGGGCGTACCAGTCGAAGGATCGACCAGCACGTTATTAACCCAGAGTCGTCCTTTCGGACTATCCGGGTGTACCCGCGTTTCAGTGTAATAACCCATGGAGTGTACCACTTAGGTATAGTAGGTCAGCAACCGGTTGGCTGCCGGGAAAGCACGTTTAAACGCACTGGCACAAGTGCCGGGGAGGCCCTTAGG